TTACTATTTCATCAAGAGGTCCTTTACTGAATTGTCCAGCAAAAGCTCCAGTTGAAGTTGATACGGCAGGAATGATTCTTGTTAAATCTTTTTCCTGTACGAGAACACCTGGTGATACTTGAAATGCCATTAGGTTTTCTCCTTTTAATTAGCTAATTTAATTTTAAAATATTCAAAACTCGTAAGTTTTCTTACGCCCATAGTCAAATCTCATTACTACGGATATTTATAATATACGCAAATTAGAGTCCTTTTCTCACTACTGGATACCAAACTGTTCCATATTCATCGGTTTCTGGTTTTTCCCAGTCAGGTATACCATCATCTACAAATCCAAAAGGTGCCATATCTTGTTCTATTAATTTTTCTTGCTCTTCATATAATTGTTGTCTAGCATTTGTATTAGTCAATTCTTTAAAGAACGCTTGATTAGATAACCAACCAAATAATACAAGACAAGTCATTAAATCATCATTACAACCGTCTTCTGCTTTCCAAGAATTACCTCTACGAGAAAATGTTGACATTTCTTCTATGATATTAAAATCATTAATGATTACTTTATCACCTTCAATTAATGTTTTAATATTAGAACAACCAATTTTTTTAATTTGTTTTGTCATACGGACACCAAAACCACTTCCTCTTCCACTATATCCTGCACCTAAAATCTGTCCTGCTCGTCCTCTTTGTGTAGTCATTAATAGATTAGCGTACTCTAATTCATAATTTAAAGCTTCACCTATTTGCTGTCCTATATCATTTGTTTCAACAAGTATTTCTGCTTTGTTATATCCTGTACAAGCTTTAGATATTATATGTGGAAACAAAATAGGTTTAACTTCATTACTTTTATATTTTGCTACAATTTTATAAGGCATTTGTGTTACATCAAAAATTAAAAATGCTGAATAATCTCTCTCTACTCCTCTTGCTACATCAACTGTACAAACATAATTTCTACCATTTATAGGACTTTCAAACACATCTAAATTACCACTTGAAGTTATTGGTGTCATATAAGGAGTTGCTTTAATTTTAATTGGTGAAATTAATGTATCAACACTACCTAAAAACTCACACTCAAACTCTTGTTGGAATTGTTCTTTAGATGTATTTCTTATAGTCATTTCTTTCCACTCTTCATCTCTTCCTGGAACTTCTGACCAATGCACCTCAATAGGAATATAATCATTTTTACCAGTTTCAGAATCCATCCATAATTTATAAAACTGATTCATACCGTGTGGGGTTGATACAATAACAACCTTTGAAGTTTTACCAGATGTAATAGTAGGATAAACGGAACTAAAAAACATTTCAGCTATGTTAGCAGGTACGAAAGCAAACTCATCAAGAAATATTATATTATATGTACCTCCTCTTATTGCACTTGAAGATGTAGCGGCCGCAATAATTTGAGATTTATTTTCTAATTCAATACTACCTTTGTTCCAGTTTATAACACCTTGTTGTATATACTTTGGTAAGTTTTCATAGGCTAGTTGTAGTCTTCCTAATATATCTCTAGCAGTTGAAGATTTATTAGCAAGAATTGCTATGTTTGAATTCGGATTAAATATTGCATAGTGTAAAAGATATGCAATTGTTGTTGTAGATTTACCTGATTGTCTAGGTAGTTTTGCAATCGTAAAACGATTATTATGTATTGTTCTTACTATATTTTTTTGGAAAGGATATAATTTAAAATCTATAAGACCTTCATCAAGGGAAACAATCTTCATATGTTTCTCCATAAAATAGATTGGGTCTTTAGCACATCTATCAAATTCTTCAATTTCATCTTTAGTAAATCCAACTTCCGTATTTACTTTCTTTAAATTTGGGTTTCCTAAATATGCGTCTGTTACACTCATTGTTTTTTCTCTTCTATATATTTATCATTTCTAATATATCCCATCCAGCCAGTTATGATATATTTTTCGTGGTGATTGGTAATTTGTCCACTATGCGTATGAGTAAAATCTGTCGGCCAAATAAGTGTTAATCCTTTTTTAGCAGGAGTTGTTAATTTCTGATATTTAAAATGTGTACCACCTTCAGGAACATCATTTAAATAAGTCATCCAAACAAGACAACGATTTTCCATTATACCCATTCTTTCAAAATGCTCAACAAAATAACCTCCACCTGGTGTATAGTATTGTATATTTGCTCCTTCAATCATTCCAAATTTATTAAGCTGTTGAACTTCAGGATATTTCTTTTGATATAGTCCAATAATTTCTTTCAATTGTTTTGTATATTTTACAAAAACTTCATCTGTAAAATTTTGATGAAGACCTAGGTCTATAGAATCTTTTTGGTGCTTCTTAACACTGAAAGGTCCACCTATAACTCCTGGCTTTTGATGTTCTTTTTTTGATTTAAATAAGGTTATAAGGTCATCACAAATTTTAGGATCAATATACCAACCTGCAACAAAACTATTAAATGGTAAATTATGTTCTTTCATTAATTATCACTCCTTCTATATGGGTATAACCTAATTGCTTTGCCGCTTGTACTCGTTGACTACCTCTATATACACTATATAGTTTTTCTTTATATGGTGTTTTTGCAACACCATATCTAGGCGTTTCTGATATAATATGTTTATGTACTTCTATTGGTATTTGTAATTCTTCACCATCTAATAATTCTTTTAATGGTGGCATTGATTTGATATAAGTCAAACCTTCTAAAGGTATATTAATCTTTTTTAGGTTCTTTTGTTTCGCTTTTAGCAGTTTCATTTTCACGCTTTTTATTTAACATTTTTTGTAATTCAGCTGTTGAACCTACGAACAAAGCATTTTTAATATTCGCATTTGTTCTTCCAGGCAATTCTTTTAAATCTTTTAATTTCTTTTGTAAGTCTTGTAGTTTATCTACCGTATCGCCAACTTGTCCAATTAACTGACCAACAACTTCATATGCTCTAGGGTGTTGTCCTTCTTTTGCAATATCTAATATTCCTTGTATTGCTTCTTGTCCTTTTTCTATTAAATTGTAATAGTTTTCTCTACTGTAATCAGAATCTTTATCTAAATATTTTTCTACAGTAACACTTTTTCCAGTATCTCTTGGTACTGGTACTTCAAATTTTTCAGGTTCAATTTTTTTACTATCTAAACCTAATATTTCATTTACACTATCTTCTAATTTACTCATTATTCATCTAGTCCTGTTACTGGATTATATTTCTTTGTATCATCATAAAAAGATATTGTAGTTGTAAATCCAAAATCATCATCAGCATCCGCCGTTTCAGGTTTAGGTATAACTATAATTCTTTCCTCTCTTGATAAAGGATCATCTGTAGATGTTCCTAAATCTGCTTGTGTTTTTCTGATAATCTTACCTTTTGACATAGGTCCATATAAGTAAGTTTTAGCAGTAAACTCTAAAGTATATATAACAGCTCTTCGCTTATTAAATTCACCATCATAGGTATCTTCATAATTTACATCATTTAAAACTATTGGTATATCTCTTTTAAGACCTAATTCAGGAATTACATTAACTGTAACTGTATAATCAGGTTGAAAAAAAGGTAATATTTGTTCAATAATTTGTAATCCATTTTCTGCTGTTGCAGTAAAAGAATAAAGACTAAAACTTATATCATATGGTACAGGTGTATAATTAAAATTATGTACTGTTGAATCATCTGTTTTAACTTTAAATGTTTTTTGAATTTTATTTAATTTTCTAGTAGGGTCATATTTTAATCCTTTGATTTCAAATCCCATTCTAGGTAAAGTAATTGCAAAGGTTTTACCCTTTTGCAAATCTGCTTGTTGTTCTAATCTTTGGATAAATTTTTCTTTAGGGGCATATGCTAAAGGTACACGTATTCTTTTAGTAATAGCTCCTGTACTAGATTTTTGTTGAAGAATTATATTATTAAAAATTTGGCCAAACGCAATAGTTAATTTTCTTAAACCTTGATTGTAAAAATGAGTTCCAAACATTATTCGTCAACCTCCCCAAATGGATTTCTTTCAGTAAAATCAAGTATGTCATCTGAAACAGCAAGAGTATCATATCCTGCTTCTGTATTTAAATCTAAATTATCTGCATAAGGTGATTGTGTTTGTATGTTAGGTACTGCATAATCTTCATTTAATAAAAGCGCTGGTTGTCCTGTAGAATAATTGTAGTAGTCTTCTAATTGTACCGAACCTTTACCATATATAACTTCTACTCCATATTCCAATGTCATTTTATATTGTAACTGGTCTAGTGTATGTGTATCTTCGTGTTGGTCAATAGTTTGTAAACCAGTATCAAGTTTTTCACTTGCATATTCCCAACGAGTAACTTTAAGTTTATAAACTGGCAGATTGCCTAATTGGAAAAATGGTTCTTGGTCTTCTACAAATAAAATTTCAAAAAAAGATTTCATCAAAGGCAAAAATATAATATCACCTTCATTTGGTCTACCTGTAAAAAGAGGTCTAATTAAACCACCACTTTTATTACCAACTAAATTATCCCAACTTCGTTTTGCAACAACTAAAGTTGTGTCATCTCTAATTTCTAATCCAAATTTACTAATAATTTCTTGTTCACCAGCAAACCCTTGGTTAGTTTCAAAGTACATTTCTATCAAGTAAGAATCATCAAACTTGCTAGTTACGTCTTCTCCTAAAATTATATCTTTATTGACTAGTGTTCGTGGCAAATAATAGACATCATTGCCAAACATTTTAAGACTTTCAACAACTATATCTTCGTGTAGTCTTTGTTCGGCAGCGTTGCCAATTCCCATACCACCTTGAAAGTAATGATTAACTGGCATAGCACTATCCTATCATAATATGTCCACTCAACATATCGTAATGACTTCTTAATTTTATTTCTAAAGTATCAAGGTCTGCTAATGCTTGTGAGTAAATTTCTTTTCCATTTAATGTAACTCCACCGAGCATTGCAACACCATCAAATTTACTTAAATTAGCACCCCATTGTTTTTTGAATAAAGCTGTTACGTATCTTTTTAAAAATATGTCATTATAGACATCTGTATAAGTATTTGGATCCATTTTTCTATAACATTCTATTACCATATATTCACCTACTTGTAAATCATTGTCCCAATCCATATCAACATAAAGTCTATTATCTAATTGGTTAAATCTTAATGGTTTTTCACCAACTAATATATGGTCTAGGAAATCTAAATGTCTTAATACAACATCATAGTTAATAACAGACGTTGAAGAAAAATCGTATAGGTCATTTAATCTTAATTGATATCTAACATCAAACATATTTAAATTACCTTTATTTGAAAAAGGGAACATATTAATTACAGATATAACAGATTCAGGCATAACAATAAAGCTATTACCTTCTTTCCAATTTGTAGTAACTACAGTTGAATCACCATACGTCTTTGATATAGATTCAGGAGTATCTTGTAAAATTCTATCGTGGTCTGCTTGAGTATATTCGTACTTTAAATAGGTTCTTTTAACACCGTCAAAGTGATATTGAGAAAAATACTGTAATGCTTCATCAATTCTGTCCTCTAACTGGTCATCATCTACATTTATCTCTATGACTGGT